AATATATTCTTAAATACCCACTCTTTAGAATAGAACTCACCAACATACTGTTGAGTCATATCCAAGGTCTGCAATCTTTCTCTTACAAGTTCTGCATTTCTTAGTTCTGCAAAATGATTATCTGATGCATATTCAACAATAATATTATTGCGCCATGCTTCCCAGTCTTCACTAGTAATAATGCCTTTCAGCATTAATTGCTTTCTAAGAACCTCTAAGAATAATGTAGAGAACCTACGGCGTAGTCTATCAATAAACTTTTGAAATTTAAGTTCATCACGGTTGATCTCAGTTGATCTACCTAATAGCCCTGCAGCTTGCTCTTGCTCTAGTCTTGATACGGGTACGTTTAAAGATTTATATAGCCTCTTTTGGAAGTATATAATATCGTCTATCTGTCCTAAGTTTTCACCACCTGGCAGTGTAGAGATTTCTGTACCTCTTCCGCCTTCACGTCTTGGTAGCCAGAAGTCTTCCAACATAGACATATGTTTACGATCATCTTTTAGTTTACCAGTGTTTGCATCATATACAAGTTTATTACGATACTTGGTCATAATGTTTTTCATATATTCTTCGGCTTTACCTCTTGGTAAGTTACCAACATCAATATAGAAAATACGACGTTCTGGTGCTCTTGACAATCTATAAATCACCAGACTATCTTCCATCATCCTTAACTGGTTGATGGGTTTGATCGCTTTATGAAGATAGGACACAACTTTTTTCCGTTGGTCATCCAACAAACCAGATGTCACATAACTGATCGAATCAGTAGTAAGTTTGACACCACTTGTTTGTTGGCCTGGTTTTTCTTGATAGATGAAGTGTTCATCTACCCTTTCAATGACTTTAGCACCAGTTACTGGATCTTTCTTTGACTTTATTTCTTTCACCTTACGGATCTTAGTTGAGTCAATATGTCTGATCTCTTGTATACCAGCTTTAGTATTTGATTCGTTAACAACTAGGTGGTGATAAATTCTACCATCTACATACCATCTGCGAAAGATGTCATGACCTAGATCATTAAACTTTAACATAGAAAGAATATTTTTAAACTCTTCCTGAATTTCTTTTTTAATTTTATCAGAAGTTTCCACATTATCAAGTACAACCTCGATTGCGGATTTATTATCTTCAATAGTAATAGACTCATTAACAATGTCTTCTACTGCTGCATCCACTTCTGGGTGCATAGCAATACCACGATATTGTTTAACAAGTTCTGAGTTGTCTTTGGATTCGTCGCCATCAAGATTAATATATTGTCCAAAGTGTGAACCAGATGCAGTTACATATCCTGCACCATCATCATCTGTTGGTGGAACGATAGAATCAAGTTTACTCTTTGCGCTAGTTTGTTGTCCAGCACGTCGAATCTCAAATCCAAATAATTTTAGTCCTCGATTATCTGCCATATTTCTTTCGTCCAAATTAGAGTTAGGTGGAGAGTTTCCCCTCCACCTTATTATTTATATACACTTTAAGAAGTTGTATCTGATTCCCAGTATTGGATTTGGAATTCAACAGTGAATTCCTCAATCTGTCCTGTTGCTTCGTAGTTAAGATCAATTGGTGAAATCGCTGTAGGGAAACAACCTCTAAAGTTATATGTCTTTAGAACAGTTTCGTCACGATCCAATTGGTCTACAACTAGGTCTGCTTGATAGTCTGCTGGGTTAACAAGACCAACGTTAGTTGTATGACCGTTAATTCCGTTCATCCAACGTTCCATTGCATCTCTAACAACAAAGTCTGTGTCGTTAATAATTGTTACAGTCCATGGTTCAAAAGTTCTATCACCTGCAATCTGCAATTGTCTACCTCTAAAAGAGATAGGCAACGGTGCTATATTTGAACCTGGAAGTTGTGCGCCTTTACACATGAAAGACGTTTGTTCGACATCTCCGCCTGCATATGCTGGAAAGTTTACCGTAGCCTTGAAAAGGTTAGGGCGTGCTCCACCACCTGCAATTTTGGCTTTAAAGTCATCTACTCCGAGAATAGCCATTTATTTTTTTCCTTTCCAGTTACTTATACTGTACCAACAACTTCTTCAAACTCAACACCTGATCTAACTGCCACAAAGTTCAATGTGATAAAGTTAATGGATCTTGCTGGTTTAATGAAGATATTTGCTACAAATTCATTTCGGTCGATTACGGATGATGTGTTATTAGTTTCATTACACACAACTTTAAAGTCTGTAATACCACGTCTACCCTTGATTTCTCTCAAGAATGGCTCTACAATATTAACAAACTCAGCTCTTGTAAATTCGTCATTAAGTTCGAACATTACATTTTTAGCTGCTTCGCCGATTGCTCTTTCAACAGTTAAGAATAGTCTGCGAACATTGATTCTATCAAATGCTGATGGTCTATTCATATGTGTTTTATCACCAAACAATAATACTCCTTGACCAGGGATATTAGCAACTGGGTTAACACTTGCTTTATATAATGTGTCTCGTTGTGCTTTTGTTGGGCTATAAGCCAAGTTGGTTACACCTAAGTAAGCACCACGTCTTGCGCCTGCTGGTGATACCCATGGAGCTGCATTAGCATCTGATGCAGACATAATACCTGCTGTAGATGATGCCGCTGGGATATGAATATACTTATCGTTGTATTTATCATATACCTTTAAGAAGTTAGCATCTGCAACTAAGTATGAAGTTGCTGTATAACTATCTGCTGTAGTTTCGATATTAGTTGTAATAGTGGATGCATCTGCAAGCCCTACAACATCTGATCTTGCTGGAGAAGCAACTGCAACACAGTCTTTTCTAGCAATAGCTGTAGCTGCAAGATCATTAACAACAGTTGTCTGATCTGTTCTACTAACCATTGATGGTGCAATTAAGAAATCAACTTCTACTGTATCTTGATCTTCATATAGATCAAAGCCTGTTTGAACATTTGCTGCTGTAAGAGCAGCAGAGTTTGTGCCTGTAACCATTACATACTCTTTGACTGCTGGAGTCGATAGAATAAAGTCATCTGCGTTATCTGCTGTAGTACCTGCACCTTGAGTTGTGAATACTGTCTCAAAGCCTGCCATCCAAACATATTGAGAAGCATTGTTAACAACGTCTACTGAATAGTTTGTTGAGCCATCTGATTTTTTAGAGTTAGTAGCCAAAGACACAAATGGGAATGTTTCTAGTACAGCGCCTTTAGCACCAAACTTACCACCTTCGTCAATAACTGCGATGTGAATCTCATCGTTAGATGCACCTACATCTGTTGCAGTGGCTGATGTGCCTGGTTGATTGTCAAAGCTTGACTTATAAGTCCAGCCTGCAAATGATGCAGTGTGAGCAGGACATACGGAAACTTTAATTGAGTTACCCATGTCTCCTGGCCATTTTGCAATGAATGTGTGTCCGTCAGAATCACGAGCTGAAATCTGGGCATCCCAGTCATCTCGGTTCTTAACTACTGGAGCGTCTCCAGTTGCTGAAGCATCATGTGCGTTAACAGCGCCATTAACTGTTCTAGTGACAGTTAAATCTGAACTATATCGCAAGTAGTATGCTGCAGAGTGAAAATCTATAGTGTGTGCATCGTCTGGATTACCGAATGTTGCTGCGAGCTGAGATTCATCGCTGATTCTTTCTCTCGTTTCGACCGGTCCCCAACGATAGTTGCCGACAATTGCACCCATGGTAGATTGAACATTAGGTACTACACCTGATAGATCAACTTCCTTGATAACAATCGCTGGACTTTGGGATGGTGTTCCAATTGCCATTTGTTTTTCCTTTAAGCTAATAATAATTGATCATAATACGACGGGATTTCAATATTAATGTTATTTATAAGTTATTATAAATCTGGATCCCACACTTCACTTATGCCCCAACCTACTCTCATTGGGTCTACTTGAGGTAAGTCTGGTACTCCATCGTCGATAAAACCAAATGGTAATACATCATTTTCTATTTCATTCATTCTTTGTTCAAATAGCATACTCTTTAAATTAATATCAGTCATCTCTGAGAAGTATGTAGAACCAGCAAAGTAACCAAACATAACAAAGTTCATTACTAAGTCATCGTGGTTACCATTAGATGCTTCAAAGGATTGGCCTTTTGCTTCAAATGTTGATATTTCTATAATAGTTTGTTCATCAACAATATCTAGTTTATTGTTTTCAATAATATCTTTGAAAGAAGAACAACCAATTCTTTTTACTTTTCTATCCATACGAACACCAAGACCATTAGCCTTAACCATTGACTCAAGATGCATATTTTCATACTCTAAGTCATGGTATAATCCATTACACACAACAGATCCTTGATCATTATTCTCAATTACAACATAAGCATTATTGTAGGCTTTAGCAAATTTATAAATAATATCAGGGAAGAGGATAGGAGATATAGTGTTATTGCGATATACAGCAACCTGTTTAAAAGGTCTTTGGCTAATGTCGATCAAATTAAAAGTAGAATAATCTTGTCCTCTTCCTTGTGCAACATCAACGCACATAACATATTCATGCTTTGCTATAGTTTCTTCATAGATTAAACAATCTCCGTTTACTCTTATAGGAGCCTTTGCTCTTAAAGATAGAAGTGTCTCAGCATTAATTAATGTATCTCCAGTACCAAAGAATGTGTTCCCAAACTCTTGGTCGAACTGTAGTTTAGAAGTATTGTTTATTGTTTGTTTTTTCCATTTATCATCTCGCCCAGGCACATCCCACCAATCAACTCGCATTGGTTTAAATTCATTCGTCTTTTGCATTGAGCCTTCCCATATCTTATGGAAGACATTACCAATGCCGTTTGCTGTAGAAGTAATAATAACCTTAGTTTCTTTACCAGCCGAGATAACTGGATATGTAGATGTAAAGAAGGTAGCATCATTCTCAACAAATGCAAACTCGTCTAAGAATAAAAGGTTGATAGACATACCACGAATAGATGAGCCACTTGTGGCAGCTGCAATGATTCTACTATTATTAGAAAATTCAAGTGAACCTTTATTAAGTGCTTTAGTGCCTGGCTGTAGAAAGAATGGTAAGTTCTCTAACATAAGTGTAATACGTGCCAACATCTCACGTGCAGTCGCACCTTTGTTAGCTAATATGGCAACAGTCTTTTCTGAATGGAATAAAGCAAACCATAGAATATATGCTACTGATGAAATAGATTTACCTGATTGTCTACAAGCAAGAACAATACTAAAACGATTATCATTAAAATGCTCAAACATTTTTTCTTGGTAGGGATAAAGATTAAAGTTAACAAGCCCATCGTCTAAAGATATGACTTTACAATATCTCTTTGCAAAGTGAATAGGATCATCCATACACTTTTTATATTCTAGTATTTCTTCTTGAGTCCAGTTACTAACAATTCCGTCACGCTTTACGTTAACATTGCCAAGATAACCGTCAGTGTTGTTCATCATCATTTAATCTAGGAGTTATATCAATTACGTTATCTTTTAATTCTGTTGGTTTATTTGCTTGCTGCAACATCTTTTGTAAGTCTGCAGTCGAACCTATAAACATATTATTAGTTGTTTTTGATTCTACTGGTAAAGGAGTATCTTCCTTATTGATGTCTTTATGTTTCTTATTTAGATCCATAACCTTATCATTTACATCAGCAATATTTTTCATTAGACCAGATAAGACTTCAAAGGCACGAGGATGCTCTGATTCTCTTGCTACTTCCATCATCATCTCAAGAGCATCTTTACCCTTGTCAATTAGGTCGTAGTAAGTATCCCTTGACTTCTCATAGTCATTTTGTACTTTATCGTCACTAGGCTGAGTCATCACTAATTATATCCGCATAGTCATAGGTTGAAGTAAAACCATAGTCTGAATCATAATAGATTGTACTAGGGTTTGGTGTAATAGTAGTTGTAAGATGTTTAGTGCCTTTTTCAAATTCAAATTCTGTAATAGCTTTAGTAATAACTTTACCTTCATCAATAGGACCAGTAAAGTTAATTTTAACTTCAAAGTCAAGTACATATTGTACATACTGCCGTGACTCTTGTTGTCCTTCAAATTCATTTATAAAAGAAACTGATTGTAAAGTAATAGGAACATCTTCCTTTATACTAGGGTGTTCTTTATATGGTTTAATAGTTACTGTATATTGAGGTGCAAAGTATGGTACAATCTGCTCTACAATCTGTAAGGCGTCATCTTGGTTATTAGTATAAACATTCAAAGAAAAGTTAATAATATATGGTGTAGATTGTCTAATCTTACTCCTACCAGTAGATGTGCCAGATGCACCAGCAACTAGTGCGTTATTAGTTTTAGAAAGCTGCCTAGTTGAATCATATGATATTGCAGTCATTTCAAAAGACATACGTGGAAGTTTAATAGCAACAGTTTCGTCACCAGGTAGATTTTCTACCTGTTCTAATCTTGCCAGAAACTTTGACCTAGGAGAATAAGATAAAGGTACTCGTACTTGATTAATACTAGCACCAGCACTTGTTGTTCTCATAACATGAATCTTAGTAAACAATGAACCAAATAAGGCGACTGTCTTTCTAATTCTTTCGTGATAAAAATAAGTACCTAACATTAGTGTTCATGCCCTCCAGATTGTGCTATTTCTCCAAATGGATTAGTTTCAGAGAAATCAACAAAGTCCTCTATTTCTATAGAGAATATATCATTCTGTGCTTGTTTATCTGCAGTCTCAGTTGCTTTAGTAATCTGCGCTCTAGTTGTACTTGCGTCTCCAGTTACAAAATAACCAGTGGCTGGTTCTTTGAAAGTACCATTGTTTGTAGCAAGCTGAATAATATTTAACATATTATCTGAATCATTCCAAGTTGATACTTGAGCAGTCATTATAGTACCATCACTAAGTGTATCAAATGTGATTGTTTCACCAGGAATAAATTGTTTACCATCACTATCAACATTTACTGTTAATTGATGTTTATAAGCATGATCCAATTCTATTTGATCAATATTCGGTATACCGGTATCAATATTCTCATCGTTATATTCAAACAGTTCACATCGCAACTTATAAATTGGTAAGTTGTTTAGTTGATAGAATGGCTGTTCATGTTCAACATGCATAATCTGGAACAGTTTATTAGAAAAAGGTGTATAGACAAGATCGCCCTCGAGAGGTCTTGAAGATGTAATTTCGTTGTCGTATTTATTTACTGTTGCATTCCAACGTCTTTTAGATAATACAAGTGTAACTGAGTCTCTAATCTCAACACCAAACTTACTAAACAGATCACCTTCACCATCAAAGCCATCTAAGTTCTCAACATACATTTCAACTTTATAACTTGAGTTAAATGATCCTACTGGATCTTCCTTAAAGACTGAATCAACATTTACTAGATCACGAGGCATATAATATAAATCGTGGCCATAAATCTGCATGGCCTCTATGATTAGATCCTCATGTAATAGTTGTTCTGGTCTATGACCATCCGAAAAGTAAAGATTACGTGCCATGATTATCCTATAAAGAAGTCAGCTGGAAGTTCATGAGTCAATCTAATTTCTTCCTCAAGCCGTCTGATCTCCTCTGTAGCATCATTAAGAATTTGCATACCATTCATAGTAACACCACCTGGCAATTGCATTCCCTCAAACTTACTTAGGTTCTGTCCCCACTGTTGTTTAATAAGTGCTGTCGTATAAGACTTCAACCACTTATCATTATATGCTGATGTATTAGTATCTGGATCAATTAACTGAT